AATTAAAAGGATTGATTTCTGTAGTTGGTAACCTTGCGAAGTCATTCATGAGCATGGGAATGATGTTACTGACTAATCCTATTTTCCTTTTGGCTGTTGCTATTATTGCAATTGTTACTGTTGTCGGTTTATTACTCAATAAATTAGGATTTCTAAAACCAATGTTAAAAGCTATCGGTGCGTTATTCGGTTTAATTGTGGATGCAATTGATTGGGTAATTGACAAGTTGAAAGAGTTTTTAGATTGGCTTGGAGTTAGTAATTTCGCAGAGCAGGAGTCAGCTAGAAAGTCAGCAGAGGCACAAGAAAAAAGAGCCGACGCATACGAAAAAGCAAGCAAGCGACGTTTAACTAATATTGACCAAGCAATACGCATGGAACAGTTGGATGGCAAGAATACCTACGACATGGAGATTCGTAAACAGGAGATAATTAAAAGGACTGCATACGAACGTGGGAAGGCTTTGCAATTGCGATATAAAGCAATGATACTTTCTGGAGACTACGACGAAGAAGAGATTAAGAAACTTAAATCAGAAATGAGTGAGCAGTTGGATGTAATGCGTTCAGCTAATAACGAAAGAGACTATTTAAGAAAAAAGGAAAAGGTAGAGAAAGCGAAAGACGAAGAGGAAAGCAAAAAGCGTTCAATTGAAAATGCACGTGACGAAGGCAAGAAACGAGCAGACGCTTTAAAGAAATACAACGAAGACAGAAAAGCAATTGAGCGAGAGATTCAAGATTTCATTATCAACGGAATGGTTGAGGGGGAAGAAAAGGAACGAGCGCAAATAAATGAAAAATACAAGCGTGCAATCGAGGACGTGAAAGTAAATGAGAAGTATTTAAAAGATGAGCGTATCAAAGTTATTTCTTTACTTCAACAAGAGCAAGCAAACGAATTAAAAGCGATTGATGATAAAAAGCACGCAGAGGAATTAGAAGCGAAAAGACAACAAGCGATTGAACTTGCAAAAGTAGAAAGCGAGGCACGTGCTGAATTGTTAACAACCATTGAGCAAATGGAAAACGCATATCTTGAAAGTAAATTAACATTACAAGAACGTGAAGAAAATGCTGTTCGTGACAAGTATTTTAATCTTTTAGAACAGGCACGCCAACATGGTCAAGATGTTGCACTGCTTGAAGATGCGCAAGCAAAAGAATTGGAGGTAATTAGAGATAAATACGCAGAACAAGAGCAAAAGAAAAAAGAAGATTTAAGAGCAAAGAATATTGATGCTATTCGTGGTTCGTTTAATGCTATTGGAAACATCGCAGAGTCATGGGCAGGTAAAGATAAAGAACGTCAAAAGAAAGCGTTTAAAATTCAGAAGGTGGCAAATATTGCAAACGCAACTATCGATACTTACAAAGGTGCAGTTTCAGCTTTTGCAAGTGCAGGGAATCCAATACTTGGTGCTGTTTTTGCAGCATTAACAGTTGCGGCTGGATTAGCAAATATTCAGAAAATAAAGTCTACTGAGTTCGAAGGTGGCGCAACTCCATCCGCAGGTGCTAATACAAGTATGGCAACGCCTCAATCTGTACAACCTTCTTTTACTTTTCAAGGTGGGGGAAATAATGCAAACAGTTTGAATAATCAAAACGATTTGAGTTCAATAACAGTTAAAGCATACGTGAGCGAGTCGGAAATAACAAGCACACAACAGAAAGTAGATAAATACAAAAACAACGCAGAATTATGAGTTTAAAATATTTGATAAACGAGATTGAAACGTTTTGTAGTTCACATCCTGCAAACGTTAAATTCTTTGCGGAGTTTACAGAACAGATGCCGAACTTAGCAACAATCGACGAGCAATATCCATTAGTGTTTTTTGTGTTTGCTCCGAGTGTACCAAGTTTAAACGTTGTGAATTATACAGCAGAGATTTATGTACTTGACAAAATAAGAGATAAGCGTGACAACATAATTGATTTGATGAGTGACACAGGGCAAATCATAAATGATATTTACCAACAGTTCAATGGCATACATCCAAGTATTGATGTTTCGACGTTACCAACATTCAATCCGTTAAATAACTTTGATTTGGATTATGTTGCAGGGTGGCAGGGAACATTTGATTTTGAACTTCCACAAATTTGTGATAATTTAGTTTAATGGGAACGTTTAAAGTAAAATATGCAACAAGGAATAAGTTAGCAAAGTCTTTACAAAAAGAAATACTTTCACTTGGTTTAATTGATTTGGGTACGTTATACGATTCAGTTAGGATTTCTACCGTATCGAGTCCAAATTTAAACGTAATTGATATTACAATCAATGCGATGTATTACTATTTATTTTTAGATGAGGGAACTGTTAACGGTATTCCACCTTATTCAATTACTGATTCATGGCTAAGACGTTCCGATGTGAAGCAAATCATTGCAGAAATTGTAAACGAGTTTATGAAATGGCAGTTAGCGGAATACCCACTACTTGACATGGCTAAGATTTTAAACAATCCTACGGTTAATATAATGTTCAATTGGATTGACGACCCGTATGGATTACCAACAGCACCAATGAAAGCATTTTAAATTTCGTAACAAGAAAGAATACGAACGAAAGACGAATCTAAATTGAATTGCTCTTTTGTTGAGTCACACGAGATTATTAAACTATCCTGATATCCTACCATTGTAAACCAAGTATCCTGACCGATTTTTTGGTAAAGTATTTCATCACATCGACACTCTTTTTCTTGTGGAGTAGTTACAACTGTTTTCGGGGTTTCTTCTTTCTTACAAGAGAATAAAACCAAAGCGATAATAAATAAATTAATTTTCATAGACTTTTTTCATTGATGCCATGTTAAGGGCGTATAAAATAGGGAAGTTTAAAACAGTTTCTACCTTTGTTAAATCTTCTCCTGCGAGCCAATATACAAAATTTTCCCAACTATATTGAGATTTCTCTTTTCTTTTTTGTTCTTCAATTTCAAGTTCCTTTATTTCTCCAGCGTTTAATCCTTCCGTCTCGAGTTCATTTTCCTCTTCGTCTAGTCCGAAAATTGACTTATAAGTATCGACAATATAGATTCTAAATTTCACGTAATTATTTAAGCTACCTAGATACGTTTCAATTTCGTTATCTAAGTATTCATTCGCACGCTCCACTATATCAAAATCAACAGGTTCAAAAGTAATATGTTCCCATTCGTTTAGTTTTTGTTTACGAAATAGAATAGCAATACACTTTGTAAGGTCTTCGGGTTTTTGTAGATACGTTTCTAAATCGATGAAATTACCAAGCGTTAATTTTTCATGCGGTATCGAATTACCTTGTTTAAATTCCTGACTTAAGAACGATTGCATTTCATGGATAAACTTATTCGCTTCGTTAATCGGAAGGTCTTCTATTTCTTCGATATCTTTATCCAAGTAAATAGACAGCATAGACAAAGAGCGGTCTAACTCTAATTCAAACCGCTCATTTTTAATATTTAATATCTGTATGTAATCACTTACTTTCATCTGTCAATTTACTTGCTTCACCTGTTAAGTATGCCATTATTTCACCAACTGCAACAACAAACAAACCAGCGTTTAACTTCTTCAATTTACTAATCTTGTGTTTGATATGCGCTTTGTCGAAGTGTTCATTATTAGTTAGCTTATCATCACGATAAAAGAAAGCAATCAACGCAAGTGTAGTATTTCCACATTCATGCAGTCGGTCAATCATTTTTGAAGTTTTGATATTCAAAGGCGTTGATAAATCCAATTTATACCCTTCAATTTCTTCGTTAAGTTCTAATCCGTTTGCATTGTCTTCGAGTTCCTTATACAATTCTTTACCAAATGAAATTTCAATTTCTTCAATATCCTTTTGTGGCACTCCGATTGCCATTAGAACAGATTCCATTTGTAGGATAGGTTCTTTCTCAAATTGCCTCACGGCATCCGATACATTTACCCATTGCTCCAATGTCATTTCACCAACCTTAGTAGGATAATCTTTGTCTTTAATTTTAATCATGTCAATTTTGTTTTTGTCAAATATACAAAAAATATCCTCTTTTTTTTATCGGTTCATTATAATGTATGGATGAATTGGTTACATACCGAATTTTAAAAAAGGACACTGAGACAGGCGAAGAGTTCACAGGACTTGATGAAGTGGCGTTCACTTCCGACCCTGCGATTATTACAAAAGGATTTGCTTTTAAAGGTGCTAAAAAACTTTCATTCAAAGATGAACCTAAAATGAGAATCGTTGCGCCTGCAATGATTCCTATGGAAATATATCGCAACCAAGACGGGGAAGAATTTAACGTTTCATTTTCAGAGGAGCAAATCGATTTGATTCATGCTGAACTTATGTTAAAGATTTCAAATGGTGAAAGCCTATTCAATTTTGAACATGACAAAGAAAAGAAAGTTCCTGCTTATGTTCTTGAAGCGTGGATAGTAGACAATCCGAAAGAAGACAAAGCGTACACAACTTATGGAATTGAAGTTCCAAAAGGCACGTTGATGCTAACTACTCAAATAATTGACAAAGACTACTATAATAAATTAGTTGAAAATGACCAATTAGGTTATTCGATAGGCGGTTCTTTTGGTCTTAAATTAAGCAAACAATTAAATACAAATACAATGAGTCTACCAGAGGGAGTACAACTATCTGAGGGCAAGCAATACGTTTTTTCAAACGGTCAACTTGTCGAAGTAGAAGTTAAACTTTCAGAGGAAACTACCGAAGAAGTAGAAGAAGTAAAAGAGGAGGAGACAGAAATGGCAACCGACGAAAAAACAGAAGATACTACGGAGGAAGTAACCGAAGAAAAGGAAACTGAAACTGAAATGGCAGAAGAGCCAACGACATCAGAAGCGTTAACAGAAGAAAAAGTTGCGCAAATGATTGATGCAAAAGTTAGTGAAGTCTTAAATATGCTTGCAGAAATTAAAGCAGGCATTGAAGAGGCTAAACAATCAGAAGCAATTGAAGAGGATGAGCAAGCGCCTGTACAATTGTCAGCATTTCAACGTCTTGCACAATTTTCAAAATCAAATAAAAAATAACAATTATGCAAAGAGATTTAAAATTCTCATTAACGATTGAGACAAACGCATTGCTTTGTCCTAATCCTCAGGAGTTCTACTCTCGTTCTTATATCGACGAGCAAATTGTAGACAACTTCCGTACATTGCCAGGAATTAAAGCGGCAACTAAATTGGCGAACGTAACTTTCGGTCAAGTAACTAAAGCTTCAACGTGTAACTTTACAGCACCAACAGAAGAATTGGACGCTATCGACATTGATGTAACTCCAACTTCAATCATGGCGCAAATCTGTCAGTTTGATGTTGAGCAGTCTTTCTTAGCTTTACAAATGGCTAAAGGTTCAAATGGTGACTTTACAGTTGCTTCATTTATGCAATACTACTGGATGGAATTAGCAAACAAAGCACGTGAAGAAAGAGCATTGAGACGTTGGCAGGGGGATACAACTTCTGTAGATACAAATCTATTGTTAGTTGATGGTCACTTGAAAAAGTTGAAAGCTGATGCAACTGTTATCGATGTGGATTCTGCTGGTGTTGCAATCACAACTGCAAACGTAATCGCTGAAATGACAAAAGTTTATCAAGCGTTACCTGCGCAAGTTCGTGTGAAAATTGATCAATTACGTTGGTTTGTTTCTCCTGAAATTTCAGGCGCATACCGTTTAGCAACAGCTACACAAAACACAGTAAACAATATTACTACAGCATTAGGTTTAACATTCTTAGGAATTAAATTAATCGAAGAGCCTGGACTTCCAACAGGAACACAAGTATTGACATTGAAAGATAATTTAATTTACGTCTTTGATGGTGATAAAGATGGGGAACAATTGAAAGCAGTTAACTTAGCTGATTCAGTTGCAGAACCGTATATCCGTACACGTGCTAACCAAAAAGAAGGTTACTTCCATACGAACGGTGCTGAGATTGTTTTCTACTGGAACGCTCCTTAATTAATAAATTTTCAAACTTGAAGGGTGGTGCAATAAACACCGCCCTTTTTTAATACTAAAAAATATGGCTTGTACAACATTAACAGGAATTGCAAAAGGATGTGACAATAACATCGGTGGAATTGTACGTGTTTTGATTAACGACTCAGACAACATCACGGCAAAAACGGAAAATGCTACAACTTGGGAAGTGGAAACGATTACAAAATCTTCACCTTATGTTGAGTTTAATTTCCGTAGAAACGTAGGAAACTACACAGAAGAAAGACAGAACGATTTATTAAACGGTTCTTATTTCTACTTACAAACAATCATGCTTAAATTAATGAAGCGTGAAGCATCAAAATCAAAGGCGATTAATATTGCTGGAGAAGGGCAACGTGATTTAGATATCGTTGTTGAGGATGCAAATGGTAAGTTTTGGAACTTCGAACTTTGCCAAATGGTAACAGATACAGGAGGTTCAGGAACTGCAAAAGCAGACGGTTCAAATTATGAAATCACTTTCACAGCTGAATCAATGCACAAAGCTTATGAAGTTGACCCAACAATTATCGCAGGGTTGCTTACTGCTTAATTTTGTTTTTTTTAATTATTAGAGGGGTTTAGTAATAAGCCCCTTTTTTTATTGTATGACATTATAAGTTATGTTATACATGGATAAAAATACATTAAGCGAATTTTCATTATCGTTATACGATTTTAAAACGTTTACTAATAATGGTTATTTATTCAAGTTGACGAACGATTATAACAGCGAAAGCGTTTCGTATTTCATTCCAACGGTTACAAGTGAAAATGAACGTTACACAAATTTTGAGTTTAACTTCGATTTACAAGCTAATCAATATAAATTCGAGGTCTTCAATTTCGATTTAGATGGAGCAGAACCAACAAACGAAACAGGGTTAATTAGAAATATGATAGGCACGTTAATAATTCGTGAGACAGAAACAAACGACATTTATCTATGAGAATATTAGGCATACAATTTGGAGCGCAACCGCAACAAGAAAGTAAAGACAGTTACCAAACATTCAGCACACCATTCGGTAATGTTGGAGAAGGTAATTTATCACTTCCGAGAGTTGATATCGCTCAAAGTTCAAACGATTACGTGTGGTTTGGAAATGACAATCTTTATCCTGCGTTAATTAACCAAATGTATTATACATCTCCAATTCATTCAAGTATCGTAAACTTTAAAGTCAATGCTGTTTTGGGTGGTGGTTATGAGTTGGTAAAAAACCAAGGCGCTTCAATGGAAGAAGATGTTTTTTTGCGTGCTTCAAATATTACAATGCGTATAGCTGACAACGACGATAAAGCATTATTGGATATTATATTGCATAACCGTTGCTATTTTATGATTCACTTTGATAGTAGTGGAGATTTTAGAAAAGCTGAATACATAAGTGCTGATAAAGTAAGACGAAATAGAGACGGTTCTTTATATCAAATTAATTCGGATTGGTCACGTGGTAATTTTCAAACGCTTAAAATACTACCATACAATCGTAAAAACGTTTTACAGAACAAAAGAAACGAATGTTTGCTTTATTGTTATGAAAAACATTCTGTAGGTCAAGACGTTTACCCGTTACCTTCGTACACAAGTGCTATGAATTGGTGTTTTCTTGATGGCGAAATGAGTTACTTGCAAAAGCAATACATTGTTAACGGTATATTCCCAAGTTATGCTATTTCGTTCCCTAATAAACCAGCAAACGAAGAGGAAAAACAAGAACTGAAAAACACAATTACAGGCTCAAGAGGTGCAAAAGGAGGCGGTAAAATTTGGACGTTTTTTGGACGGGGAAAAGATACTCTACCTGATATTCAAACAATACCTGTATCTCAATTAGATAACGCTTTTCAATCAACTACTGAAAGTATAGACTCTAAAATATGTCAAGCGCATACAATTGACCCTATTTTAATGGGTGTTCGTGTGAGTGGTAAACTTGGAAGCGGTTCTGATATAAAACAGTCGTATGTTATATTTGAAAAGAATATTGTAATGCCTTTACGTGCTGAAATTGAAAAGGTATTCAATGACCTATTATCAATTGCAAAAGCAAAAGGTAAATATGTTATAAATGAGTTCCAAATTGTTGAAGATAAAATAACACAAATTGACCCTGAAACACAATTGATGTTAGATAAATTTAACGCTTTGCCAATTGTTTTACAGCAAAAACTAGCAGACAACATGACAATTGAAGAACTTAATAATTTATTGAAATGATTTATTTTGTAACTGAAAACTGGCTCAAGACTAACACTCCTATAACTGCAAACATTGATGCAGTTAAGATATTTCCTTTTGTACAATCACAAGCCGACATGAGAATTCAACCGCTTTTAGGAACATACTTTTATAAAGACTTGTTGACTAAATACAATGCTCAAACATTAAGCGCAAACGAAGAGATATTAGTTGCGAAGATACAGCCTGCGATTGCGTGGCGTGCTGTTGAAGATTGCGTTTTGTCAATCAGTTACGCTTTAAAAAATAAAGGTATTCAACAACAAAGCGGAGACTATTCACAGCCTGCAACGTTTCAGGAAATTGCTTATATTCAAAATGTGTATTCTCAAAAAGCGGTGTTTTATGAAAATAGAATTATTGCATATTTAAAAGATAACTCATCTTTGTTTCCAAACTTCACAAGCGACTTGAATACTGATGCAGATATAAAACCACTCAAACGTGCAAACGAAGGGTTTAACGATTTTTTTGAAATAATATGAATGGTTTAAAGAAAATAAGTGAGTTTGATTTGCTCACAAAAGATGGAACTGAAAGAATTCCAGCTATTCAAGAGGATGGAGTTGGCGGTTTTATAAATGGATATTTACCTATTACTGTATTCGCAGAAAACATCTATAATTCAGATGGAACACTAACAGGTGCTAGAGTCGTGACAATGGCGGGGAATCGTTTAACAATGGCGGGAGGTCAATTAAATATTGGCACTTCATCAAATTTAATATTCGATAGTAATTCTAATTTATACCTGCAAAAAAGTGGGGGTTCAAATGGGATTGACATTTCGGCGGCTGGTGGCGGTGGAGGTGTCAAGGGTAATTGGATTTTCGGCTGGAACGATGGAGAAATACAAGCAAGTGGTAATCTTGGCGGAGAGTCTATTCGTATGCTTTCAAGTGCTACTGATAATTATATCGGTTACCGTGATTCAGGTTCAAGTATATTGTGGTACGCTGGTAAGTTTTCAGACAACTACAAAATAAAACATTCAACTACTGAATTGTTTGATATTGATAAAAACACGAATGTAGTAACGATTAGTCAGGGTGTTTTATTAAACACACCATTAACAACGGCTCAAATTACAGCTATATCTTCGCCTGTTAAGGGTATGCAGGTATTCAATGGAGATAGAAATAGAATAGAAACTTATAACGGTACATATTGGCAAGGCGAACCAATGCTTTATACCGTACAGGCTTTGACATCTTCTCCAGTTGATGCTCAAACTATTTATTTCGGTAATTTACCAAAAGCACCGACTACAACAGTTAATATTTCAAAAATTCATATTGAACAGTCAGGAGTAATAAGACGAGCAAATGTTTACTGTTATTCTGGTACGGCTGGAACTGCTGAGAACTGGTCTTTGTATATCCGAGTTAACAATACAACAGATTACTTAATTGAAACGATTGGCGCTTCTGCAAGTGAACGCATTTTCAATAACGAAAGTTTAAATATTCCAGTAGTTGCTGGAGATTATTTTGAAATAAAAGCAATAAATCCGACTTGGGCAACAAATCCGCTTACAACAATTTTCGGAGGTAACGTAGTAATAGAATAACCATGATAAGAACAAAACAACCGCAAGTGCTAGATGCTATGAACAGAATAACTTCTGTTGTGTACATGGAGGCTAAAAACATGACTGAAAACGATGATAATGGAACAGTAACTTTTAGAACTGTTTTAAAGATAATCGTAAATAAAATTAAAACGATTCAAGTTGCAAAGACGTTGCAAAATGAATTGAATGAGGATTATATTGTATTTGAAAATGAAGACTGGGTATTCCCTGAATTTCATGAGTTTTTGGGACGTGATTCTGTTTACAAAATGACTACATTTGATACATTATTCAATCCATTAACAAGAGCGCAGTTTAAATCGCAAAAGGACAACTTAATGATTCAAGAGGTTCATACTGTAAATAACAAAATTTGTAACCCATTAGAAACAAATTGTAACTACTTTTGGTATCTACAATCGAATGATATGGAAGTTGTAACACAAGAAGAGATTGACGAATTGTTAGCTCCTTATAAATTAGAGTTATAATGTTTAAGCTACCAAATACCCGATTTAAATTCATGTCCGTAATTGGAGGTGCGATAATTGGCGTATATTTGTGTATAGTTATTTACGGAATAATTCAGGTAAATTATCAGTTTAATCATGGTAAAATACCGATTGAGGAATTTGAACGATTGAGTTCTCAAAAAGAAACTAAATTGATTGAAATTGTAATGATAATTGTATTGTTCTTTTTCCGTGGTCAAAGTAGCAAAATTGAAGAAACAAATAAAAAAGAAGAAGAATGAAAAATTTAAACGTAGAATTTGTTTGGAATAGTGCAACTGTAAAGCTG